GAAAGATATTTGAGGGCTTAGATCGTGCCTATGGCACCTTTGAAAGAATAAAAGATCGAACCGCTATAAAGATAGAGGGTAAGAATCGAGTTATCAGAGGTAAACCGAACACGGAACTTTGGCAAAACCATTTAGATGGTAAAGGGCCAGGACTAGGTATCATGCCTCTTAAAGATGATGGCACATGTAAGTGGGGCATGATTGATATTGATCTTTACGACCACGATTACACAGACATAATCGATAAAATACACAAATTAAAATTACCATTAGTGCCAATTAGATCAAAAAGCGGTGGAGCTCATCTGTTTTTATTTATGAAAAATTTTGCACAAGCAGATGAAGTTCAACAAGTTGTTAGAAAGTTTGCAGCAAAACTTGGTGTGGCAGACAAGATGGATAAACTCTATCCACAACAAACAACACTACAAGGTAAGGACTGTGGATCTTGGTTAAACATGCCATACTACAATCATGAAGAAGGTAGTCAGTATGCTTGGAAAGAAAATGGAGACGCTGCAACATTAGAAGAGTTTTTTGAAATGCATAAAAAATATGCACAAGATGATTTAGGTGTATACCTGGCTGAAGATGTAAAGATAGTTAAGAGACAAAAAGCAAAAGACAAAACCCCATTACTCCAAGACCTGTTAATACCATGCATTAAAGGTTGTCTAGAACTTAACGGAAAAATACCAGCAGATATTGGACGTAGCGATTTTTTATTACATACAATGACGTTCGTAAAAAGAGCGGAGAAAGAATTAAAGAGAACAGAAAACTTTAAAAATCTTGATACAGCAGAAGCAATTTTAAAAAAAATAAATACACCTGAGTACATGGAAGATCCTCTACCTGATAAGGAGTTAGAGAATACGGTTTTAAAATCCTCATCTAAAAAAGATTATAAGTATTTGTGTAAAAGACCAGCAATAAAAAAATACTGCAACGCTTTAAGCTGTAAGTTTAATATCTATGGTATTAACGAAGAAGAGGCAAAAGAATTAAAAGATGCAAGAGAAAGTTTTGGAACATTAACAAAGTATGAATCTCATCCACCAAAATACTATGAAAGCATTGATGTGCAAACATCTAATGGAGGAACACAACGTGTCACAGTCATTATGTCTGGTGAGGACTTAATCGACAAAAATAAATATGTCAACAAGTTAGCTAACATGGGATATTTTTTACCCTTACCAGTGATGAAAATGAAACCAGGTGAGTTTTTAGAACACCAGTATGTAAGACTTGCAAACATGAATTATGAACAAGCTCCTGCAGCTGCAAACAAAATTGAAAACTTTAAAAATGTGTTCTACGACTTTGTTGAAGACTCTTTAACATCTTACAAAGAGATAGATGTTAAAAGAGGTAGTGTTTACGTTAAGAAAAATAAAAACTCGAGTGACACGGAAGTATGGTTTCAATTTAAAAACCTTAGGCAATATTTAAAAGATAAAAACGAAGAGACAGACGAACGAAATATAGCTTTGTTATTAAAACAAGCTTTTGAAAAAGATGATCCTGAGAACTGTAAAGAAGTGCATGGCTACGTTAAAGATGAAATAGCAGACAAAAGAGTGTCTTGTGTTCATTTTAAAATAAAAAATCCAGATATGTCTAGAATTAAATTACCAGAGGAGCGTGCAATAAATATTACAAATACAAAGAGAATAGGATTTAATGAAAAAAATTAGAATAGCAGGGCCGCCTGGGACAGGGAAAACAACAACTCTGGTGCATAAGTATTACGAACTATTGGAAAAATACAGTCCAATAAATATACAGTTAATATCGCATACGAATGCAGCTTCAGATCATTTACGTGAACAGATTAAAAAGCCAGAGTCAATCGAGGCCTATTGTAAAGAAAATAAAACTAATCTTGAATTGTTTAAAATAATTCAAGAGTCCAAGAAAACTTTAGATGATCATGTCAGCACAATACACACATTTTGCAAAACTAAAATAAAAGGTAAAGCATTTTTAATTGAAGATTACGAAATATTAATAAATTTATTTCCATTGTTTAATAAGTTTACTCGTGAAAGAAATTTTAAATCTGTTGATTCATTATTTAAATTTCACCCCTTCTTTGAATACATGAGTCGATCAAGAGATCATGGTATGTCCTTTTATGATTTCTACAAGGAACTATCTTTTGAAGAGAAGGATCATTACAAATATACTCTTGATGAACTAGAGAGATTATACGCTAGCTACAATAGCTTTAAAATAAATCAAAAAGTAAATTTAAGGACCGCAAAAATATTAGATTTTCAAGATATGATAGAAGACTTTGCAGAGTCAAAAGAAGCACAAGATCAATGTCGTCACATTAAAGTTTTAATTGTTGATGAAGCACAGGACTCTAGTGTTGTGCAAAGAAAAGCTGAACTATCGATGTCAAAAAATGTAGACTTATTTTATAAAGCAGGCGACCCAGACCAATCCATATTTGAATTTTCTGGGGCAGATCCAGACTCATTCCACAAAGAGTTTGCCCATCCTGAAATAGAATTAAAGCAAGGATACCGATGTCCTCGAACAGTAAACGAGTATTGTAAAAATATTATTAAACCAGTGTGGGATCACTACGGGTATTCAAGAGAGTGGTTACCAAAGGAAGGAGCTGAAGGAGCAATCTATGAGTTGTCTAGTTTACATCAAGATCCATATCTAGAGGATTTAGATAATCTTTTACTCAATACAAAACAGACTGCAGTCTTTACTTATCGTGGGGGACAACCCATCGATATTATAAAATATTTAATCCGTCTTGGTCTACCTTTTGCTATACCATTTAACAGTAGAGTTCGTGATTTTACATATCCTAGTGGTGAAATAAATAATCAAAGAGCTTTTATCAACTTACATATGGGAGAGATGATTCCATTTAGTAATCTAAAAAAATTATTAAAGAGTGTTCACCCAGATTACAGAGGCCCTAATCATAATAGTAAAAAGATCGAACAGGTCTCACGAGGTAGTTATGGATTAGACTGGCTTATCAAAAAAGGTTTTTTAGTGCCTGGTGTGCAAAAGACAACAGACTTTCAAGATATTTGTGTAACACAATCTCCGGCGATGAGAGAGTATATAAAGAAAGTAGTGAGTGAAAACAGAGATCTAGAAAAGAAAAGAATATTTGTTGAGAATATTCACACAATCAAAGGTAAAGAGTTTGACCATGTAGTTGTAGATTTAACATTAACAAAAAAGGAGGAAGACTTTGTAAGAAGACGTATGAAGTTTGTTGCGTGTTCTAGGTCAAAGGAAACATTATGGCTAGTAAAAAGCAGAACAAAAATAACAATGTAGGTGTTTGGGATAAGCAGCATGGAGGATCTCACTACACTAGGTATCAGATTCAGCCGAGTAAGTTCATAGTTGCGAACGAGTTGCTATACCCGGAAGGGTGTGCTATAAAATATATTATAAGACATCGTGACAAGGGAAAGAAACAAGATCTATTGAAAGCAATGCATTTTATAGAAATGATTATAGAGAGGGATTATAAGTGATTCCACTTCTAACAGACATAGAAGTAAAAGATGGCGATACTGTTGCTGTCGACTTAGAGACATACGATCCAAAGTTAAAGACACACGGATCAGGGGCCATCATTAATAAAGGTTTTGTTTGTGGTATTGCGATAGCTTATAGAGACGAAACATTTTATTTTCCAATAAAACATAAAGGTCCTAACTTAGCTTCTAATTTAGTTTGGAAAGTTTTAAATAAAAAAATATTTCAAAATAAAAAGATAGATAAAGTTTTTCACAACGCAATGTACGATGTGTGTTGGATAAGATCTGTGACTGGACTTATGCCACAAGGGAATCTATACGATACAATGATAGCTGCATCTGTAATTGACGAGAATAGGAAGAGTTATAGTTTAGATTCTTTGTCTGCACACTTTCTTAAGGATAAAAAATATAAATACGATTTACAAGAAAAGTCATTAGCAGAGCATGGTATCTCTGATCCTATGTCTAACATGGATAAACTTCCATATGATCTTGTTAAAGACTACGCCGAACAAGACGTTAGTCTTACATTGCGTCTTTGGAAAAAGTTTAAAGATATTATAAACAAGCCCATACAAGTTGCAGGTCCTGAAGATAATCCAATAAAGTATAAAACACTACAAAACATATTTGATTTAGAAACAAAATTATTTCCGTGTTTAGTTGAGATGCGATTTAAAGGTGTAAGAGTTGATAAAAAAAGATCTGAAGATTTAGGTAACAAGTTAAAAAGAAAACAAGAAAATATTGTTAAAGGTATAAAAAGAAAAACAGGTGTAGACGTTTCAATCTGGGCTGCAGATTCGATAAAACAATTATTAGACCACCAAAAAATTACTGATTATAAAATCACGCAAAAAACAAAGCGACCTATGTTATCAAAACAATACTTAGAATCCCACCCCAATAAATATTTAAAATTAGTTGCAAGAGCTAGACAGTATGATAAACTATTCAACACTTTTGTGCACGGTATTTTGAAGTTTGTGCATAATGGTAGGATTCACGCAGAAATAAATCAAATTAAATCGGAAAGAGGTGGTACTGTGACAGGACGATTCTCTATGTCTAATCCTAACTTGCAGCAAATACCAGCCAGAACAGAGCAAGGAAATCAAATACGATCATTATTTTTACCAGACGAAGATTGTAAATGGGCCTCCTTTGACTACTCGCAGCAAGAACCAAGACTTGTTGTGCACTACGCTCTAAAGAGTGGGTTCACAGATGCTGAAGTTATTGCAAATAAATATCACGAAGATGACAACACTGACTTTCATGATATCGTTGCTAAGATGGCTAACATAACTAGAAAACAAGCGAAAACAATTAACCTTGGACTGTTCTATGGTATGGGTAAAGGAAAGCTAGCTAGGTCATTAGAGCTAGAACCTGACGAAGCAAAAGATTTATTTAACCAATACCACAGCGATGTGCCTTTCGTAAGAGGACTAGCACAAGGCTTACAAAAATATGCTGAAGAAGAGAAACACATATATACTCTAGAAGATAGATTCTGTCGTTTTGATAAATGGGAACCTGTTAACAAAGAGTGGGATGATGTAAAGGGTGCGTTTGTTTTTAAAGAAATAGTAGAAAAAGAAGGTAAGAACGTAATTGAAACCATACCTGTACCAATAATGGAAAGAGGAGAAGCCATGGAACATTACCTAGCAAACAGATCGAGAAACTCAGAGGAGAGCGATCCTCACTGTTTAAATTTTGAAAGTTATTATAGGCCTGCATTTACGTACAAAGCCTTAAATAGATTAATTCAAGGATCTGCGGCGGACATGACAAAAAGGGCTATGGTAAAATTGTACGAAGCAGGTATAGTCCCACACATACAAATTCATGATGAACTTTGTTTCTCTATTAAAACTGAAGAAGAAGCTAAGAAAATAAAAGAGATAATGGAGAATGCAATACAACTTAAAGTTCCAAACAAAGTTGACTATGAATCTGGACCAAACTGGGGTAATATAAAATGAGGATTTATTATGGCTTACTTAAATGCAAACATACCACCGGAATACGCACAGATCAGAAAGGAGTATCTGTATGACCTTAAGAAACATCATGGAGAAGTTGAAGACTGCATTATCTTTGGTCTATCGGCTATTACGGGGCGTGCCATCCTTTTTCATTGTATTATGGAAAATGGAGCTATCTACTATCGTCTCCCGATATCTGCATTCATTCAAAGAGGGTTTAAACCGCAAGAAGTTCCTAGACGTAGACTTGACGAGTTACAGCTTTGGAATTGCTTTAGTTATTATCCTGCTGTGCATTCTTGGGATATTTTAGAAGCACAAGCTGGTAAATACATAGGAAAAGACAAGAAATGGCACCATGGCAAATACCTATTTACGGTTGACTTTGCCCACCCTGAAAGTAATATATTGGACACGGATCATTCAGAGATACCGCACGAGCATAAATGCGCTCACATCATAGCCCTAGACGATGGGAACTATGCAGCACAACCTAACAATAGATGTATTTGGGACATTCCTTCGTTTACTGTTAAAAATAATGTGCCAGATTGGAAAGTGCAAACATCTGAATGGAACGTAGAGAACACAAGTCAATGGAAAACAGAAGATACTGATAAGTTCTTCTACGAAATTGAGGAGAAAAAACATGATTAAAAAAGTTTGGGCTAAGATAAAAGCTATCTGGAACAGCATCGTGTCAAAATTCTGGCAGGACTAATTTATGGCTTTAAAAATTTCCGAATCAGCAGCCGTGCAAATGCCGATGAAGACGGTTGCCAGTTTGATCGCGATGGTTGCCATCGGGACATGGGCATATTTTGGCCTGCACGAAACACTTAACAGTCACTCAACTCAAATAGAGTTGATGCAAAAAGATTTAGAACAAAACACAGAGTTTAGAATTAAATATCCAAGAGGTGAGTTAGGTCAATCAGCTGGAGAGGCAGAGCTTTTTATGATAGTAGAACACGTTAGTGGTTTATTAGAAGATGTAGAAGAGGAAATTAAAGGTATGAGAAACAACGCTGTTAACATAGAATTTTTAAAGAAAAGAACTGAAAAGTTAACAGAAGACGTAGAGAAGTTAATTAGAAATGGGAGTGGTAAACATCAATGATAGAAACTGTATTCGCACTTATACTCACATTAAACGGAAATATGATAGAACATGTATACAAAAACAGCCTCAGCGATTGTTTGAAATCAAAGCGGATTGCGCAGAACGAGGTGAATCCAGAGCGAGTTGTATTTACTTGTAAGAAAGTGAAAGCTCAAACAGAGATATACATGGATCGAAAGAAAATCGTTAAAATACTACCATAATGGAGCCTTTTATACCAGTGAACACTATCATAGCTTTTATCTTGCTTTGCGTTGTAATTTATGTAGGGTTAAACGATAACGATAAATTATGAAACTTACGGCTAACATAACTCTTGATGAGTTAACAAAGTCTCAGGTTGCGGAGAGAAAAGGTATTAATAACAATCCTAATCCACAACAGATTGAGAACCTTAAATCTTTAGCATCCT